TTTAAGACCACTACAACAATCCACGCAACGTGGGTAAGATGGACATAAATGACCCGAATGTCGGGACTGGTATGGTAGGTGCTCCTGCTTGTGGCGACGTTATGAAGCTACAAATCAAAGTTAAAGATGACATTATTGAAGATGCAAAATTCAAAGCATACGGATGTGGTTCTGCAATTGCTAGTTCTAGCATGGTTACAGAGTTGCTCAAAGGTATGTCGTTAGAAGAGGCAGAAAATATTAAGAATACTTCTATTGTAGAAGCTCTTAGTTTGCCACCAGTTAAGATACACTGCTCAGTCTTAGCTGAAGATTCAATTAAAGCAGCAGTTAGAGACTATCAAGGAAAACAACCAAAACTACATAGGTAAATTATGAATGAATTAATTAGATTAATCCGGCTCACGTCGGGTGAAGAGATTCTTGTCAATATTAAAGATATAAATGAGAAAATAACAACCGTAACAGACCCCGTAATATTAATCCCTGACCCAGGCGAACATGGCCGAATTAGCTTTATGCCTTATTTAAGTTATTGTGAGATGGATGAATTAATTATTAAGGAAGAACATATAATGTTTATATGTGAGCCTGAAGAAAATCTCCAGAAAAAATACAGAGATATGGTTGAAGGCAAAATTAAATTACAAACACCATCACAACAGGAAATATTTCAATAAATCTATTTACTTTCGGTATGATTTATGATATAATACTATCATGAATAATACTTTCTATACTAATGCTTTTCGCCACGGAAAAGTTATTAAATATACTGGTTATGAGAACGGTCAAAAAGTAAGTTACACTGTTCCATTTAAACCTACCATGTATGTTACTTCTAAACCAGTCACAGCCAAAGGTTATTGGACTGCACTTGATGGAACTGATGTAGAACCAATTGTGCTGGGAAGCATGAGTGAGGCTACTGATTTTATAAAACAATATAAAGATGTTCCTAACTTTAAAGTGTATGGCAATAGTAATTATGTTTCACAATATCTTAATGAGACATTCCCTGGAAATATAGAGTGGGATAGAAATATTATTAATGTTACCTCACTTGATATTGAAGTAAAATATGGAGAGGGTTTCCCTGAGCCAGATATAGCTGACCAAGAAGTTACAGCCATCACAATGAAAAACAATATAGATGATGTCTATTATACATTTGGTTGTGGCGATTATGACAAGAGTAAATCTCTTATGCAAACTCATGAGGTAAGGTATATTAAATGTCAGACCGAGAGAGAATTACTCCACAAATTTGTATTTCATATGAATCATACTTCCCCTGATGTTCTCACTGGTTGGAATATAGAATTTTTTGATATCCCGTACTTAGTTAATAGAATAGCAAAAGTTAATGGTGGGAATAAAGAGAAAATGTTATCTCCTTGGAGAATGATAGACAAACGTGATATTCAAACAGGCTTTGGTCAAGTTCGTACTAGGTATGAATTAAAAGGTATTACTATTCTTGACTATATGCCAATCTTTAAAAAGTTTAGTTATCAATATGGTCCACAAGAATCTTATAAGCTAGACAATATAGCCAATGTAGTTCTTGGTGAGAAGAAGTTAGACTTTGGAGAAGCAGCTAACTTAAATGAATTGCATGATAATGACTACCAAAAGTTTATTGATTATAATATAAAAGACGTTGAGCTTATAGACCGTATGGAAGATAAGCTTGGACTTATTACTTTATGTTTAACAATGGCATATAAAGGTGGTGTCAATTATGATTCAGTTCTTGGGACTGTTGCAATATGGGACTCACTCATATATAGAGACTTATACTCTAAACAAATAGCAATCCCACAAAATGAGGAATCATTTAAAGGTGCATATCCTGGTGGGTATGTTAAAGAACCTCAAGTAGGAATGCATGACTGGGTATGTTCATTTGATTTAAATTCTCTATATCCATCAATAATTATGCAGTATAATATGTCTCCCGAGACTATACTTCCAGCTAATGATGAGCCTGGAGTTAATGTTAAATCTGTTCTTGATGGTGAGATAAAAAATACTGAATACTATACAGCTCTTGCAGTAAATGGCGTTCGCTTTGATACAAAAAAGCAAGGTGTATTCCCAATAATAATCCAAAAATTATATGATGAACGCGTTAAATTCAAACAAAAACAAATTAAAGCTGAACAAGAATTAGAATTATGTGGCAGTAAATCAGAGCAGTATGATATTGAAAAACGTATTGCCTTAGCTAAGAATCAGCAAATGGCTCTTAAGATTCTGCTTAATAGTTTATATGGCGCGATAGGTAATAAATGGTTTAGATATTTTGATATGAGAATTGCCGAGGGTATTACTCTTACTGGCCAAGCAACTATTAAATGGGCTGAGAAATATTTGAATGAATATCTTAATAAGACATTAAAAACTGATAAAGATTATGTAGTTGCGATTGATACTGACTCAGTATATGTCACCCTTGATGAATTTATTAAACGTTTTAAACCAGCAAACCCTGTCAACTTTTTAGATAAATTATGTTCTACCTCATTGGAAGAAGCTCTTGAAGAAGCTTTTAATGAATTATATATTTCCCTTGGTGGTTATGAAAACAAAATGGTTATGGGAAGAGAAGTAATTGCTGACCGAGGTATATGGACAGCAAAGAAAAGATATATTCTAAATGTGCATGACAATGAAGGTGTACGTTATACAAAACCTCATTTAAAAATTATGGGTATTGAAGCTATTAAATCTTCTACTCCTGCAATATGTCGCAAAGCATTAAAAGAAATATTTAAAAGAATTATTGAAACTGATGAAACAACAGTTCAAGCAGATATACAAAACTTTAAGAAAGTATTCTCTCAAGCGTCAGCCGAGGAAGTTAGTTTCCCTCGCTCTGTCCAGAATATTAAAAAATGGAATGATAAAGAAACCATATATAAAAAAGGTACACCTATTCATGTGAGGGGAGCGCTTTTACATAATGAATTAATTAGAAATAAAAATCTAAAAAATAAGATAGAACAAATATACAGTGGTGACAAAGTTAAGTTCACATATCTGGTTAAACCAAATCCTATAAAGGAGAATGTAATTTCATTCATTGATTTTCTGCCAAAGCAGTTTAATCTTGATGAATATGTTGATTATAATCTCCAGTTTGAGAAGACATTTATTAGTGCGATTGAACCAGTATTATCTGCAGTCGGCTGGGAAAGTGAAAAGACTATATCTTTAGAATCTTTTTTCGTATAATCTATTTACTTTTGGCATTAAATGTGATATAATATAACAAATGGAGAAATTATGAGTAAAAATTGGGCAAAAGATATTAACAAAATGCATAGAAAATATGGCGTACATGATTGGGTAGCTAATGCTAGTCCATTTCAATTGCGTAAGTATATAGAATTTAGGTTTGATTTCCTTAAAGAGGAAATGGATGAAACACGGGAAGCCATTATTTATGAGGATTCTGAAGAATTGGTTGATGGCCTTATAGATTTATGTGTTGTTGCTATTGGTACTTTAGATGCAATGGGTGTTAGTGCACATAAAGCATGGAACGAAGTTTATAAAGCTAATATGAAAAAAGAAGTTGGTGTGAAAGAATCACGTCCAAATCCATTAGGCATACCAGATTTAATCAAGCCAGAAGGTTGGATAACACCAAGCCATGAAGGTAATCATGGAATGATTCCTGATTCACATAAGGGTCAGGTCCAAGATGAATTGACAATCAAATATAAAAGAGAAAAAAATGGCTAAACAATCTTGGAACGATTTCATTTTTTCTAAAACACATACCTATGACTTATGGTTGCAAAGGTATAAAGGTAAAACTGTTCATGACCTCAGTGTTATGGAACATACAAAATTTTCTAAAGAGTATAAATCTTGGAAAGAAGGAAACATAAAGAAAGTACATTAATGTATTCACTCACATTATTTAAATCAATATTTGATAACAAAACTCATAAGCGTATGGACTTTAGTTCTTATGCTCAGTTTGAGCAATTGTTATTTGAATTATCTAGACAAAAACGTAAAGATAAAAAGTCAGCACCTTTAATCACACCAGCAATATACCATGAGGATACAACTCGTGCAAACGATAATGTTATATGTTGGGCTGGTTGGGCAGCAGTAGATATAGATGATTGGAAAGGTAGTGAAGATTTAGAAAAAAAATTAATAGAACTATATGGTAAATGGAATCATATATGTTATTCAACTGCATCATCCACTAAGGAACACCCAAAATTTAGATTGATATTTCCATTATCTAAACAAGTTCCAAAGGATTCAATTAAACATTTTTGGTATGCTCTTAATAAAGAGTTAGGAGATGTAGGAGACCCTCAAACAAAAGACTTATCCCGTATGTATTATGTCCCTGGGAAATATGAAGGAGCATATAATTTTATATACAATTGTTTCCATGGAGTTAATATGATTCCAATGGATATTATAAGTAGGCATGATTATGTTGAACGGTCAGGTGGTTTGTTAGATAATCTACCTCCAAAAATAAGAGCACAATTACTTGCTCACCGTAAAAATGAAATGACAAATACAGATATTCATTGGACTGGTTATAAGGATTGTCCATTTATTAATAAGAAATTAATCAAAGAGTATAGCCAAATAACTGACACAGGTTGGTATGCAAAGATGTATGCCATTATGACCTCCATTGCTGGTATTGCAATACGTAAAAAATATCCAATCACTCCAGCCCAGGTTGCAGAATTATGCAGACAAATTGATAATGACAATGGTAATTGGTATGATAATAGACCTTTAGAAAAAGAAGCAGGCAGAGCAATTGAATACATATACTCAAATAACTGATATAGTAAATAACTTTCAAATTGAAGTTACACCTGAATTATTAAAAGAATTTAAGGAAGGTTATAATGCTAGTACATATTCAAGTTATAAAAATTATGAAGCTGAATGGTTAGAATTTGGTTTAAGAAAAGCTGGTCTTGGTATTCAAAAAGATTGGAGACATGATATTATTTTTCCTTTTGTCCCAGAAATAAAAATTGATTTTAAATTAGCTCATGAATGGACTGGAAAAATTTCAATTAAAGAAAGTACAAAAAACTATGGAGAGCATATGAATACTTTTGGTAGTTTTAAAACAAATAAAAGACATGGTATTGTCGCCGGTGATATACTTACTTTTGAATTAACTGCTCTTATTCCAAAAGAAATAGCATTTAAAGATATGGTAAATCAAAGTTCAAAAGGATATCCTGGAAATTACAGTCTTTTTTGTGTGAATAACTATTTACAATCCTACCAAAATATGATATAATATAACTATGAAATTTGATAAAGAAAAGCCACCTATGGCTCTAATTCCACCTGAACCTCTTTATGAAGTAGCCGATGTATTTCGGTTTGGTGCTGAAAAATATGGTATGAACAATTGGCGAGATGATGGTGATAAAACAGAATGGGCTCGCACTTATTCTTCTATTCAACGTCACCTAAATAAATTTTGGGAAGGTGAAGATATTGACCCTGAATCTGGTAAATCTCATTTAGCACATGCTACAACTCAAATGTTAATTTTAATGGTACACCAAATGGAGCATCCCGAAATGGATGATAGATATAATGTTGATTAGACCATATAAAGTTTCAGATGTTCGCGATTATTTTGTTGGTGCAAAGAATCATGATTATGCTACAACTACAGATAAGACTGGTGTTAAGTGCATTGAATTAATTGGCGCATCATTTTTAGCAGATGAAGCAGCAATATTCGGTGAACCTAATTTAGAATATATTAAAAAAGAAATTGATTGGTATCAATCACAATCACTTAATATTAAAGACATATATGGTCCTGAACGTAGACCACCTGAAGCGTGGGAATATGCTGCATCTCCAGATGGTTCTATTAATTCAAACTATGGTTATTTAATATGGTCTAAAGAAAATGGTTACCAATATGATAATGTATTAAAAGAATTAAAAAAATATCCAGATGGCCGTAGAGCTATGATGGTTTATAATAGACCAGAGATATGGAGTGAATATGATTTATTTGGTATGTCTGATTTTATATGTACAAATGCTGTAGCTTATTATATAAGAAATGCTAAAGTAAATTGTTGTGTTCAAATGCGTTCTAATGATGTTGTCTTTGGTTATAAAAATGATTATGCATGGCAACAATTTGTATTACATGAATTGGCTAAGGATTTATTTTTAGAGCCAGGCAAAATGATTTGGCAAGTTCAAAACCTACATGTATATGAAAGACATTTTGATTTAATTAAACCAAAAACATATATGACAGATTACAGTCCAGCACAATGAAAATAGCATTTATATTTGGAAAAGGAATAGATGGCTGTGGAGTAACAAGGGGAGCTTTAATCTTTGAGAATTATCTTAGACAAGCTGGACATGATACATTCATAGTTGATTTTGATAATGGACAAACTTTTGGTAGAGCACAAGATGCTGATTGGCATGGTGAAGTACTTAAAGTAGTTAAAAAAGATAAGGATGTAGATACATCTATAGTTGACAAGATTAATTCATGCAACATAGCTATATTTCATTCTCACCCTACCCGTAAGCAATCACAATATTCTGATAGATATCGTAGGTTTCTAGAAAAAATAGACCAACCTATTATTGTTATGCATGACCATGCAATAGCTAAGACAAATGTTAATGCTGTTCCACAAGCCTGTGAAATATTTTCTAAGGCTGATGTATGTGTTATACAAAGTTTGGTTGGTTATTCAAATGAAGCTTATACTAATTTTGACCCTGGTTTATCTAATGTTATAATGGAGAATCCTATTTGGTTAGACCCTAAAGAATATAATATATTTAATAAGAAAGCAGAAGATAGACAAAAGCATTTATTATATCTTGGAAGAATGTCTCCATTAAAAGACCCAGCAATGATTTGTAGAATGGATAGAGATGATATGAAAGATTGGGACCTATCTATTATTGGTTGTGAAAATTCTATCTCGTCAGTGTCTATGTATTCTGATGACTTAACAATTAATCCTTCACCTTATGTACCAGCATTTAGACAAAAAATATATCAGCATTCATTAAATAAGCAAGGAGTATATACTTTAAATGATAAAGAAAAAGCTAAAGATGGAAGAATTAATTCATATGACAGATACAAATATGATTTTGGTATGAATTCACTAGGCACATCCTTTGCTTCTTGGTGTGGATATAAATTATCTAACACTGCTGAATATGGTAACCGTATGGAATATACTATGATTGAGTCATTCCTTTTGACTCTACCAATTATTAATACTCACTTTGCTGAGAATGGATATTCTCCTGAGGGAAAACTATGGGGTGAATATGATGGTCCATTAATTTGTCAAGCAAGAGAAGAAGATTATTTAGCTGACCAATTAAATTATCTATGGGATAATAAATCAGAATGGAGTGAAAGAACTCAAGCATGTAGAGATTTAATATTTAAATTTAATTCTATTGAAAACCTTGGTTCAAAATTTTTAGCAGATGTTTTAAAGATTGGCAAAAGAGCTAACAAAATAAACGCCATAGATACTATAACTAATTACTTCCCTGAGGCAAAAGAATTAAGAGAACAAGGAAGAATTATTATGTCCTCAGCTAATGGGACATTAAAAAGGACACCGTTAATAGTAGGAGATGACGGCAAGCAAGAAATTTATAAAGCTCCTCAAAATACACTGGAGAGTTTTTTTGCATAGTAAAAGAATAGTAGTAGATTATGATGATACCATTGCTCTTAATAAAAATAGAGATTGGATAAACGCTATACCAAATACACCGCTTATTAAAAAAATGAATAAGTTATATTATGAAGGCTGGACAATAGATATATTTACAGCAAGAGGTTCTATCTCATGCAAAACTAGAAAAGCTGCATCTGATAAATATAGAGATGGTATAGAAACCTGGTTGACAAAACATAAAGTTAAATATAATATATTATCTTTTGATAAACCATTAGCAGCATATTATATTGATGACAAAGGTATTAGTCCTGAATTATTTTTAGAGACTGATATAAGACCACTCAAGGGCGGCTTGTCAGGTTCTGATATTTATACTGATGGTACATTAGTTCATAAGACAGATGCTAATTCACATGCAGTTCACCAATGGTTTCTTGATACAAAAGCAGTTACTTGTGTTCCCAACGTAGAAAGAGTAGTGGGTGAGACAATTACAATGGAATATATCCATCACAATAAAGATTATTTTAAAGATAATCATTTTATAGCTTTAGGTTTAATTCAAGATACTCTTGAAAAATATAAAACCTTACCAATTAAAAAAGAATATAATTTTGTAAGTTATAAAACAAGGATTGTTAAACATAATGAATTAGCTAAAGGTTTATTTTCTGAAGTTGTATTTGCTTTAGGTTCATATAACATGGACCAAAGTTTTTCACATGGAGATTTTGGTATAACTAATTTCTTATTTAATGAACATAAGTTATGTTTAATTGACCCAATACCAGATATGTTTGGATGTACTGAATTAGATGCAGCTAAATTTTGTGCATCTCTCTGGATTAATAAATATAAACCTGAGATATGTGATTTAGCATTAAATGCTATGTCGGTATATAACAATATTAATATGGTAAAGTTTAGAACTTTAGTTGCAGCAGAAATGGTGAGAGTTTATAAGTATCACCCAAACAAGAATTTTATAGAGGAGTGTGTAAGCGATGTTTTTAGATAGAGCTAAGATAGCAAATGAATTAGGTATACCCGTAGAAGAAGTTAAAATAGGATTTACTTGTTCGACATTTGATTTATTTCATGCTGGGCATATAGTAATGCTACAAGAAAGTAAAAGCTTATGTGATTACCTTATTTGTGGATTATTAACTGACCCAACAATTGACAGACCAGATACAAAGAGTAAACCAATTCAAACTCCGTTTGAAAGGTATGTTCAACTATCCTCTTGTCGGTATGTTGATGAGGTTATACCATTTGAAACTGAGCAAGAAATAATTGATATGGTTTTATCTATTCAGCCTGACATAAGAATAGTTGGAGAAGAATATAGAGATAGAGACCACACCGGAAAAGGTTTATGCCCAGTTCATTATAATAAAAGAAAGCATTCATTTTCCTCAACATCACTGAGAAAAAGAGTACAGGAAGCAGAGAATGGCAGCAGTTAAATGGGCTAGCATAGTACCTCTTATTGGAGGTGGAACCATAGCAATGGAAAATGTATTTGGCAAAAGGCCAGCATACATTATGTCATATAGAGAATTTGCAAATCATGACAGGCATTTAGTAGAACACTATAGGAAACAATGTAGTGACCCTGAAGATGGTAGAAACTATGTTCCTTATTATATATTAGGAGAACCACATATCTATCATGGTCAACAGCAAGGTGAAGGCCCTGTTGGAGAAATGAATGGAAGGTATGTTGATGTAGTTAATACTATATGTCCATGTGCTGGTCTTTCTTCTTTAAATGTTGCACCATCAGGTGAAGCAGAAATAAATGATTATATGGCTAAGACTGCAAAGCATATCTTAGAGCAAGTAGGTCCAAAAGTATTATGGGGAGAAAATGCTCCAAGGTTAGCTACCAAATTGGGTGAGCCTGTCGTAAAAAAATTAAGAGCCTTAGCAAAAAAGAATGGCTAT